ACGCTGTGTACAACACCAACGGCCATTGGGTGCTAACGCCTGAGATGGAGAAAGAGTTAGCCGACTACTGTGCGCACGATGTATGGCTGTGTGAGCAGATCTTTACCCGCTTAGCTGTCGGGTATCCGTCCAAGGAACTTCGGCTCATCGACATGACGCTGAAGATGTACACCCGTGCATGCCTTGAGCTTGACCCCAACATGCTGACCGATGCCATACTAGAGGAGAAAGAAACCCGTGAAGCCCTATTACAGAAACTCGACGTGGTGGAAACTGCGCTGGCGTCGAACCCGCAGTTTGCTGCACTACTTACGAAACTCAACGTGGTTCCGCCAACCAAGGTTAGTAAGACAACAGGCAAAGAAACACTTGCCCTTGCTAAGAACGACGCCCTATTTCAAGCGCTACTCAACGGTGAACGTGAAGACGTTGCCCTTCTTTGTGAAGCGCGTCTTCGGGTTAAATCGACCACTGAGAGAACCCGTGCTCAGCGATTCCTCGATATTAGCCAGCGTGGTGCGCTTCCAGTCCCTCTTTCTTACTACGGAGCACAAACTGGCCGGTGGACAGCAAGCCGTGGCTCGGCCATCAACATGCAGAACCTCAAACGAGGCTCGTTCCTACGCAAAGCAATTATGGCTCCCGCTGGCCACCAACTCGTCGTTGGTGACTTATCGCAGATTGAGCCACGAGTACTGGCGTGGTTATCAGATTACACAGACATGCTGGACATCTTCAGGAGTGGCGGTGACCCTTACGCCGCGTTTGGAGCGCAGATGTTTAACATACCCGGACTTACTAAAGAGTCTCACCCTGACCTTCGGCAATCTGCGAAGAGCGCGTTGCTTGGCTGCGGATACGGTCTTGGCTGGGCGGCTTTTGCTTCTCAACTCCTCACAGGATTCCTCGGGGCGCCACCGCAACGCTATGACTTGGCCTTTGCAAAGAAGCTTGGTGTTACTCAACAGGCAGCGCAGAAATTCCTCGATTGGGAAGTCAACGTCGAGAAGCTCAGGGCAATACCGCACACCTGTACAACCAAGGAGCTAGTCATCCACTGCCTAGCATCTAAGGCAATCATCGACAAGTACAGGGCTACGGCTACGCCTGTGGTGGATTTCTGGGCGCTCAACACCGAGCTTATCCACGAGTCGCTGTACAAGGGCAAGGAATACAAGCACAAGTGCCTGACCTACCGCAAGGGGGAAATCGAGCTTCCATCAGGCATGAAGCTGTTGTATCCTGACCTAAATATTAGGCGGTACACAGACGAGAAATCAAATAAAGAGCAGGTCGAGTGGACATACGGCCAAGATCGTACTAAGATATATGCAGGCAAGATAACCAACAATGTCACGCAGGGCGTAGCGAGATGCGTAATGACAGATGGTATGGTGCGTACTGCCAAGAGATACTTTGTGGCTGGAACAGTACACGACGAACAGATCGTTGTGGTTCCTGATGCAGAGGTGTCTGAGGCTAAGGCTTGGGTCTTAGCGCAGATGACTATGGAGCCGCCCTATATGCCGGGCATTCCATTGGACGCTGACGGTGGCGCACACCGTCGTTATGGGTTAGCCAAGAGTTAACAAGGAGAAGCATGAAGTTACCAACAAAAATAAGAGTAGGTCGTAGGTGGTACTCAGTCGAGGTAGTCGAGGCTATGCTAGACAAGTCTGTCATAGGGCGTGTTCATTACGATGACCGCCGTATTCAACTAGGTCGAACGAGTAACATCACGGGCAGGCAGTTCAAGCCCGAAGAGATCACCGATACGTTTTGGCACGAGGTAGTACACACAATTCTTAAAGACATGGGCGAGCACCGCCTTAACTCCAACGAAGCGTTTGTCACCAAGTTTGCCAACCGATTAACAGAAGCCATTAACACAGCAAAGTTTGAATGAAACAACCAGCATGGTCACACAGCAGCCTCAAAGATTTTGAAGGCTGTCAGCGCCGATACCACGAGGTCAAGGTCTTAAAGAAGTATCCCTTCCAAGAGACTGAGGCTACGCGGTACGGCAATCAGGTACATAAGGCTATCGAAGACTACATCAGGGATAAGACGCCGATACCACCTGAGTATGCGCAGTTCCAGCCTGTAGTGGACGCCATGCTGGGTAAATCAGGCAGAGCGCTTGCTGAGCATGAGATGGCATTAACGGTGGACTTAAAGCCTACGGGCTGGAAGTCCCCTGACGTTTGGGTTCGAGGCATTGCCGACATCCTGATCGTTAACGATGAGAACCTTACGGCGTGGGTGGGAGATTGGAAGACCGGCAACAACAAGTACCCCGACAGGGATCAGCTTGTGCTTATGTCGCTTATGGTTTTCGCACACTTCCCCCACATCCGCAAGGTTAACTCTGCGTTGCTGTTCATTGTCAAAGATGATATGGTCAAGATGCAGATGACACGCGATCAGGCCGAAGCCTTTTGGTGGAAGTATCGTGAGCGTACTGCGCGTCTTGAGGCGTGCTTTGAGACGGATGTATGGAACCCAAATCAAACCCCACTCTGCGGATGGTGTCAGGTCACCGGATGCGAGTTCAATCCTAAACACTAGGAGGAAGTAATGACACAAGTAAACGGCAAGCGTGACTACAAACACGCATACAAACTGCAAAAGAAAACGGGCGAGACAGCCGATCAGGTTGAGAGACAGAAAGCCCGTAGAGCCTACGATAAGAAAGGTGTTGACAGAGCAGGCAAAGACATTGACCACATCAAACCTTTGCGTGCTGGAGGCAAGTCAACAACAGGCAACACACGCCTGCGTAACAAGAGCGCTAACCAAAGCGACAACGGAAAATAATAGCTCGGAGAAGCAATGGAAATTATCGAAGACAAAGCAATAGTCTTACGCACAAGGAACCCGAACAAGTACAAAGTTATACCTAAACACAAGATCGTCGAGCGCATGGATGGTGGCTACGACGTGGCGGTGTATTGGGGACTTGACGAAGCGCGGGTGTTGCGTAACCTAGGTGTTAAAAATGTACCATCGCCTATCACTAGGCGCTACGATTGGCCGGGGCGTTACAAGCCCATGGCGCATCAGATCGAGACGGCAGCGTTCTTGACGATGTACAGGAGAGCCTTCGTGTTCTCCGAACCCGGCACAGGCAAGACACTGTCTGCATTGTGGGCGGCTGACTACTTGATGAAGCTAGGTAAGGTGCGTAGGGTTCTCGTCCTGTGCCCCTTGTCTATCATGCACAGCGCATGGATGGGCGACATCAACAACAGCATCCTGCATCGCTCTGCCGTTATAGCGCACCACCCTCAAGCTAGTCGCCGTATCGAGATGATTCAGCGTGACTACGAGATCGTGATTGCCAACTACGAAGGGCTGAACCTTATAGCGGATGAGGTGCGTAACGATGGCCGCTTTGACCTTGTCATTGTGGACGAAGCCAACGCGTACAAAACCCCATCGACCAAACGCTGGAAGGCACTCAACTCGATACTTACACCCAACACCTATCTGTGGATGATGACAGGCACACCAGCCTCGCAGTCACCTGTGGATGCGTACGGGTTAGCCAAACTTGTGAACCCTGACAACGTGCCTCGCTTCCTGACAGCATGGCGCGATCAGGTGATGAACAAGATCACACTGTTTAAGTGGGCGCCAAAGGCTGATGCTAAGGATAAAGTACACGAGGCTCTACAGCCAGCGATACGCTTTACCAAAGCACAATGCCTAGACTTACCGCCCGTCATTACCATGACGCGTGAGGTAGCCCTAACACCACAGCAAGCCAAGTACTACAACATGCTCAAAGAACGCATGCTAGTGCAAGCTGCAGGAGAGACCATCACGGCAGTCAATGCCGCCGCTGGTGTGAGTAAGCTCTTGCAGATCAGTTGTGGTGCAGCTTACACAGACGACAAGGAAGTTGTTGAGTTTGATTCAGCGCCTCGCCTTGCTGTACTGGAGGAGATACTGGAGGAGACGGATCGCAAGGTCATCATCTTCGCTTTGTTCCGAAGCACCATCGACACCATTAGCAACTACCTCACCAAGAAGGGCATTGTCAATGAGTGCATTCATGGAGACATCACGCCAAGCAAGCGAGGTATAACTATCAACCGCTTCCAAACAGAAGCAGACCCTCGGGTCTTGGTGATGCAACCTGCGGCTTCGGCTCATGGCATCACGCTGACTGCCGCTGATACTGTGGTGTTCTATGGCCCACTGATGAGCGTTGAGCAATACATCCAATGCTGTGCCCGTGCTGACCGCAAGGGGCAAGACTCAGACAAAGTTACTGTGATTCACATTCAGGGTAGCGCGATTGAGAAGAAGATGTTTAATGCGTTAGAAGGGAAAGTTAGTGATAACTTACTTCTTACCGAGATGTTTGAGACTGAAATTAAATCATGAAAGGGGGTTGTAACCAATTAAATTACGTGTAAACTGTCCAACCTTAGACAAATAATTAACAGGAGAAGCAATGGAAGAAGAAGCAGTACCGTTAGACAAGCTGGTAAAAATTTACCGCAAGCTACGCACGAAGATGACCGAACTGACCCAAGAGTACGACACCCAAGCGGAAGTACTCAAAGGCCAACAGGACGAGATCAAGAATGCAATCAAGGAACAGATGAAGGCGATGGGCGTCACATCAGTTCGCACTACCGAGGGCACGGCAGTCATGTCCGTCAAAACTCGCTATTACACACAGGACTGGGATGAGTTCAAGAAGTTCGTACTGGCACACGAGGCCGTCGAGCTTTTGGAGAAGCGCATCGCGCAAGGAAACATGTCCCAGTTCTTGGAAGAAAACCCCGGGGTCGTACCGCCCGGCCTGAACTCCACATCTGAGTTCGATATCTCTGTACGCAAACCAACTTAATCGGAAACCAAATGAGCAATATTGCAATGTTCAACCCCTCAAACGTGCCAGCTTTCGCCAAGAACGCTGAGCTTTCTGCAACTACTTTGGCTCTGGCCGGTGGTGTTAACACCAGTGCCGGCATGAAGCGCGTCTCCATCAAGGGCGGTGTGTTCCGCCTGCTCTCTGGTGGCAAGGAAGTAGCATCGATCGAAGACCGCCACTTGGATGTGATCGTGGTCAAAGCCGCCCCCAAGGTCAGCCGTATCTTCTACGCAGGATCGTATGACAAAGACGCGGCTGCAGCCGCCCCTGACTGCACCTCTGCTGATGGTGACAAGCCCGATGCAGGTGTGCGTAACAAGCAAGCGTCAAGCTGTGCCGCATGCCCACAGAACATCGCTGGGTCTGGCAATGGTCAAAGCCGTGCATGCCGTTACCAACAGCGCTTGGCTGTGGTCTTGGCTAACAACCCTGAAGGCGATGTGTTGCAGGTCACCCTGCCAGCTACGTCCATCTTCGGCAAGGAAGAAGGCGACAAGCGCCCACTGCAAGCCTACGCTCGCTACATGGCGGCTCAGACTCCTCCTGTCAACTTGGATGCCATCGTGACTCGTATGAAGTTTGACACCAAGGCTGAGTCACCCAAGCTGATCTTCGCCCCTGTGCGTTGGTTGACTGATGACGAGTACCTAGTGGCTCAGGATCAGTCCAAGTCCAAAGACGCGGAGAAAGCCGTGTCGGTGACCCCTGCCACCGCTGATGGCGTTGTTGCCCCTGCACCATTGGCTATTGAGGGCAAGCCTCCAACTGCTAAGACCCTTGGTGACTTGCTCGATGAAGACGAAGCCGAGTCTATGGCAGAAGTTAAAGCGACCAAGGCCAAGAAAGCCAAGCCTGCGGTTGAGGCTGAAGAAGAACCCGAAGTGCGTAAAGCCGCGCCCAAGGTTGAATCCGTACCAGCTAAGAAGAACAAGCTGGCCGACATCGTTGCTGATTGGGACGATGAGTAACTGAATCGGGGGGAACGCTGTGCAAAGGCTTTTTTAGCTTGCAGACGAGCAGTTAGTACCCCCACCTAAACCACTATGGCTTACTCACAAAAAATCATTGACGAAGTAGCAAAGACTCCCAAGTCTCTGGGCAACCAGCTTGGGCGTTGGGCGATCCACCATGACTTTCCGGTCACGAAGATTGCCTATGCGCTTGGCGTCTCTCGACAGACTGTCTACAACTGGTTTACAGGCACGGAAGTGTTTGTGGCCTATCGTGACCGCGTCGAATTCTTAACTCACATAATGAAGACCTCTCACTCAGCAGACGAGGCATGGAGAAAAATATGTACGGAATACAACCTAGATCCCTCACCACGCAAGAGCTAGTTCGCTTTGCCGAAGACTTAGTGCACACCAAAGAAGGTCTGCCTAGGAACTGGCAGATGGAACTTCTAAGCCGCCTTGCTGGTTACCCCGTCATGGAGCGCCCAACGACTAAAGATTCGCGTCAACTCGAACTCTTCTGACCGCAAGGACTTCAATGACTCCGCTTGAGTTTTTAGCGGTTGTTCTGCCGCCGCCCGAATTTGGTCGGTACTGCGTAGCAGAACTAACAAGGAAAGAGCACGTCTTCACGGCGGCTCTTGACAGTACACCCGCGCACATCAAACGTTGGCATGACAGCAAGCTGGACATTTACTTTGCCTTGGCTACCTTTGGCGAAGAAGATAACCGACAAGCTACCAACGCTCGGTACGTCAAATCCCTGTTTATCGACATGGATGGCTACGCATCGAAGAAGGACGCGGCACAAGCGCTCAGTGCGTTTCTAAATAAGACAGGCATGGATGCCCTAGGCACTCCGTATGTTGTGGGTTCTGGTGGCGGTTTGCACTGCTACTGGCCACTTCTGGAGGCCGTGCCTGTTGATTCTTGGAAGCCCGTGGCTGAGAACTTTAAACGCCTGTGCAAACAGGAATCTTTGGCTATCGACATGACCGTGACGGCAGATGCCGCCCGTGTCTTGCGCATACCAGATACCACCAACTTCAAGAAGAAGTACGCAACGCCGCGCCCCGTGCGCATACTGACTGAAGGCGACGTGTTCAGCTTCGAGGGGTTGGCTACGCTCATCAGGGAGAAGCTATCCGGCTCTGTCTATGAGGCGCAGGCCATGCCCAAGCTAGACTTGGCTGGTACTCGCCCATCTGCGGCTTCTGCTTCCCCAACAAGCGTCAAGCTCTTTGAGAACAGCGTGACCAAGTTCAAACCAATTTGGCTGGCTACGCAAAACAATCGTGGGTGCGGCCAACTGGCTAACTACGTTGAACACGCAACCGAAGAGGGCATGGAACCGATCTGGCGTGGCTTGTTGTCATGGGCTAAGGTCTGTGAAGACGGCAACAAAGCTGCAGTATGGCTAAGCAAGATGCATCCGTATGAGCCTGAGCGCATGAACCAAAAGCTTCAGAGCATCAAAGGCCCATACCCCTGCATCAAGATGGACTCCGAGAACCCCGGTATATGCCCATCATGCACACACTGGGGCAAGATCACCAACCCATTGATCCTAGGTCGTGAGTTGGCTGTCGAGGTCGAGGAGAAAGAGATCGAGGTAAAGCTCTCAAGCGATAGCTCGGTCACGCAGAAAGAAACCATCAAGGTCATGCGCCCAACACCGCCACGCGGGTACTCCTATGGAGCCAACGGCGGTACGTTCATGGAGCGCACAGTAGAGGATGACGAGGGCGTTAAGTCCAAGAAGCAAGTCATGCTACTACCTTACGAACTGTTCGTTGTTGACATTCTCAACAGCAACGGGGATCACACAGTACAC